TACGCTGGAGTTTTATAAATGGCTCATATTCAATCAATCGGTGCGGGTATGTTCTCGGATCTGTCTGTTGCAGTCCCGACTACGGCCCCTGTTTTTGCTAATCTGGATACGGAAGGCGAGTTTAATGCGCTTTTCGCTAGCGAGATTCAATCGGCTGGAGGTATCCTTGGTACGAACACGTATGTTCGTGTTAAGAACGTCCGCGAATTCCCTGCGATGGGTACTCCGCCTAACATTGTGAACGTTCCGACCTATGGTCAGAAGACTTCGCAGCAGATTCAAGGTCAGTCGGATGCGCCGAACCTTGAAATCACGCTTAACTACGTCCCGGCTGAGTGGGCTTCGGGTAGTGTTCTCGGTAACATGGTTGGTGACGGTAAGCAGTATGTCATGCGCTTTGCCCTTCTGAACGCCCAACCGCCTGGTTATGCGAGTACTGGCGCTAATAACCTTGGCGGCTCGTCCGCTTCAGGCGCAGGCGCTGTTGAAAACACGGTGTATTACTGGATTGGTAAGCTGGAAGCCCTGGTGGTGAACCCGCAACTGTCGGATGCCAACACTGCTACCATCACGCTGTCGCTGCAATCAAAATTCTTCGGTGGCTACACCATCACTGGATCGGCTGTCTAATTGACAAGAGAGGGAGGGATCCCTCCCTCTTTTACATAGAGAAATATATGGATAAAGAAAAACCCTTTTCGATGGGCTATGTATTGCGCACTACGGCTAAGCATATGCGTAAAAGCATTGACATTAGCATCCGCAAGACTTTTGAACGCATGAGCGAATTCCCTGCAGGTTCGGATCGCTCTGACGAAGTCTTCAAGACGTTGGCGCACCTGCATAAGATGAGAAAAACGCTTGATGATTTTCAAGCTATCAACAGTGAGTTATTTAAATGATTGTTCCAAACAAAGGAAATAAAATGGGTATTCAAAATTTGGTTGGTAAGCGTATGACTCGTGATACTAAGTTCATGGGCGAGACTATTAAAATCAGCAAAATGAGTACGAAGCAAGTTCTGGAGATTCAGAATTATGCTAAAGAAGCTTCCGACGAAAGCCAAGAGGGTCTTGAAGTCCTAAAGCGTATCATCCGTAATTCCGTTGAAGGTGCTGATGAGCTTAGTGATGATGACTTCCTGAATTTCCCTATGGATGAACTGAACAATCTTTCTAAAGAGATTATGAAGTTTTCCGGTTTGGATTCTGAAGCGGGAAAGTAAGGTTATCTTCTGAGGAGCTTGAGCTCTATGAGGTGGCATACCATTTGCGTATGCCACTTTATATGCTAATGGAAATGCCTTACGATGAGCTGCTAGGATGGTTTGAATATTTTGATCGTCGACCTGTAGGTTGGAGAGATGATCTAAGAGCTGTTCCTATGTTACGCACGCAAGGTGTCAAAGAAGCCCCTGAGAAGATTTTCTCATCCCTGGCTAGAGTATTCAGGAGAGAAGAGCCGAAAGAAGAAGGGCGAATTTCATTCGAGGAGTTGAAAAACTCTACGTTCTTTTCTAAGATGCTTGGCGCTACAGGAGGGGATCAGCTTGAAATTTTTAAAAATTGATTATAAAAATATCGAAAAACAATTAAAAGCTGATTATGCTAGTAACGAAAGCGTTATTGCAAAAGCAGCCTTTAAAAAATTAGTTGAGACTACCCCTGTAGATACGGGGAAGGCTCGGGACGGTTGGAAGCTTACTAAGAAGAGCAAAGGATTTTTAATAGAGAATCCTGTCTCTTATATTAAAAAACTTAATACAGGGAGCTCTAAGCAAGCTCCAGCTATGTTTATTGAACAAGCTTTATTAGATACAAAAGGTATTAAGCCTGATAGTATTTCAGTAGCATATGATGAATAACCCGGCGATGTTTGCCGGGTTTTTAACAAGGACTTTTCATGTCAGTTGAAATTGATATTCAAACAAGAGATGATCAGCTCCGAAAAGATGTAGCTCGGATTAACCAAGAGCTAAGGAAAATTGCGAATAATGCTGGCCAAGTAAGCCGTAGTTTAACTAATGCTTTCTCGGTGAATAGCCTTAATAAGCTTTCAACAAGTGCTTTAGCTGGTTCACGCAATTTAGGTGCGTTAGAGCGAAGCGCACAATCTTCTTTCAGGACGATAAAGAAGGAAGGAGCAGCCGCCGAAAAAACTACTAATGCACTTGCGAGTTCTTTTAAAAATCTAGCAATAACTTTCGGAGCTGCATTCTCCGCACATTCTTTTTATAAAGCTGGTGATGAGCTTGTTGCAATGAATAACAAGCTTAAGCTGCTTATAAGCGATACGCGTGAGTTTGCAAATGTACAAGGGCAGCTTTATAAGATTGCTGCTGAGACTAGAGGTATGATGAGCTCTAGTGTTGATGTGTATTATCGTTTCGGTAAATCTCTAGAAAGAACAGGGATATCTCAAGAGCGTTTACTAAAAGTAACTAAAGCAGTCAATCAGGCAGTTGCGATCTCTGCCCAACCTATAGAATCTACAAATGCGGCCCTTTTCCAATTAGGTCAAGGCCTTGCTGCAGACGCACTACGTGGCCAAGAACTTAATTCTGTTCTTGAGCAGCTTCCTATGTTAGCAGAAGTCTTGAAAAGAGACTTAAATTTAACTTCAGCAGAGTTGCGAAATTTTGCTGAACAAGGAAAGCTCACTTCTGCTGTTGTCGTCGGTGCGATTGAAAACCAATCAAAAATGCTTGAGAAAGAGTTTGCCAAAACAGCTGCAACGGCAGCGCAAGGCGTTGCAAGACTTGGCGGCGCTTTCAAGAAAGCAATGGGCGAGCTTAATATTGGACTTGGAGCTAGCAACAGTCTATATAAATTTTTCGACAGCCTTGCATCTAAAATAGATAAATTGGCACTTGTCGCTGGACCGGGTTTATTTGCTGTCGGTAATTATCTCAAGCGGTTCAGAAGAGATGCTGAAAAAACTTCTACAGAAGTTGCCATCTTGAAAAGAACATTAGAAGGTGATATCTCTTTTTCTTTTGCAAAAGATCTTATAAAAGCTTACAGACACCTTAAGCCAGTCATTAGCACTGTTACAGAATTTCAAGAAAAGTTGTCTGATATTTTTGACAACTTGTCTAATACGTTTAGCGCAGGGTTTGGTGAAGGGTTGAAAGACTTCTCCGCTCCTTATATTGACGGATTAAAACGTATTTACGAAAGCTTCAAGCTGCTTGGCGGACGTATTAAAGAGTTGCTTCCGCTTCTCCTGCCTGATATTCGGGGTCCAGTTGAGACAATATTTACTCAAACAGATAGAATTGTAAAGACTGGTTACCTAAAGCTAATGGGTACTTTGACTGGAATGGTAAGGTCTAGCTCGAGAATAGTAAAAGGTGCTTTAGAATTCTTAACCGCATACCAAATCAGTGACTCTCTTATTGAGCGCTCTTTCTTAAACCTTATGAGATCTTCATCTTTTGAAGATGTTATTGTCAATTTCGAATCTCTTGCAGAAGCTATTAGTAGCACAAGATGGGAAAACCAACTCACCTTCATAAGAGACTTCTCACAATCTCTTAAGCGTATTGGCAGGGATATTCAAGATGTAATGCTCTATTTCGGAATATTTGAAAACAGATTATTACGTATTGGTAACATACGTCTAGACCGCCTAGCCGAAGGTTTTGAAGTTGTAGCACGAGCCGCAGAAGAGATATGGTTGTCATTAATTAGACCTAAACTCATGACAACTTTATATGTGCAGATTGTTGAAGCACAGGCAAGGATTAAAACCTTTGTTGAAGGTATTGAAGGCACCTTTAATGAGAGACTCGGACGCGCTCTTGTCAGAAATCTTATTCAGGTGTTTAAAGTTGTTGTATCTGGTATTCGTGGAATTATCTCCGATCTGTTCGAAGGCAAGGTAGGTAATATAGACCTTTCTGAATTATTTGTATTCAAGATGGGTGCCCGTGTTTTTGAGTCTATCAAACAAGTTTTTATTGGCGCCTTCAAAGAAATCTTCGATACCATAAGAGGGAGCGCAACATCTGCTTACGCACAGATGGTAGAGGAGATTGATTCATACTCTAAGAAGCTGTTTGCTGGTGCTCTGTCAACAGTAATTGCTTTTGGCGACGCAGTGAAAGATGTCTTTTATGACATATATGACAAAGTAGTAGGGAACTCCTACTGGCCAGATATGATTGACGGAGTTAATAAATACTCTTCTAAACTATCTGCATCAGAAGCCTCTATAAGACAATTCTCATCTAGAATTAAAGATATTTTTAAGGAGCTCTATGCTAAAATTGCTGCCTCGAGCGCAGTGGAAGCGATAACAGTTAGAGTTCAGGCAAAAGTCGCTGGTATAGACTTTAGCTATCTGTCTGCTGAAATAAAGAAAAGAGTTGCTGGCGCTGTTATTGCCGCATTTGGTATTGCTCTTGGAGGCGGCTTTAGACGTCTAGGCATTACTTATTTCTTTGACGATTTGATGAAGCCCCTTGTAAATGCTCTGGGCGGTGTTGCTGAACCTATTGCAGATTTTTTGGCTAAAGGTGCAACTCATATTGTCGTTGTATTAACACAAGGGATCCTTGATTTTGTTAATGCAATGGTGCGAGATATACCTCAGATCTTAGGGACTGTCCTAGATTCAATGGCAGGTATAGAGGGGTACTTTACAAGATTGATGGGATTAGCAGGTCCGGCAGGCCTTCTTACAACTTTACTCTTAGGTCATGGGTTTCTTTCAAGCAAAGCTGAAAACAAAATGGATGCTTTCTTGGGGATGTTCTCAGGGTTAGGCGCATTCTTCCAAAGCTTTATTCTTAGAGAAACTAGAGGAGTTCGTGTAAATCCCTGGGCAGGACTTATTGTTGAAAATCCGAACAGGCAAATGTTGTTAGGTGGTGTAGTTGCTTTGATGTCTGGATTGTTAGACTCTGTAAGTGCATTATCTGCGGGCTCTATTGGAGCACCGTTGATTGCGACGGCGCTCATGGGCGGTGAAAGAGCTGGCGGATTACTGCGCCGTATTTCTATAGATATCCTTCAGGGTGTTGGTGGTATATTCCAAAGTCTGATAGATCTCGCCAAAAGAAA